ATAGCTTTCTCCAGGGAAATGGGATTATCATCTGATAATACTTCAAATTTTGCGTAGTAATCGTATGCGTTTATTATGATTATGAATTTTTTCATGGTTTTTCTTTCTATTTAGTAATTGTGGCGGAACAATGTCCCGCCACAAAAATCTAATTATTATGCACCTGGTGATGCGAAAATACCTCTAAAGTCAGATACACCAAATGAGTATCTTTCTCTAGCTTTGTATCTCACGTTACCAGTATCGAAGTCGCCTTCCATAGCCGTTTTAATTGGGCTTCTGTCAAACATCTTCATACCGTTAGGCACGTCAGTTAAGATATAGAACGCATCCGGGTCAGTTAAGAAGTTATTAACTCTGTAACCTTGTGGAATCATACCCATAGATACGATTGCGTTTAGATCATTGTCTGCTGTTCCAGTTCTGCCTTGAGTCTTCATTAGTCTCTCAGCTGTGAATTGTAACTCAGAAGGAATAATCATTTTAACACCTCTTGCAGCTACTTTAAGACCTCTCTCGTCAGTAAATGCATTAATGTCTATTAATGATTGTTCTAATGAAGTTTCATTCAAATCAGCAGCTGTAGCTAAAGTGTTAGATACAGTACCAGCGATAGTTGGGTGGTTTGATGCAAACAACGCCGAACCATCACCTGAAGTGAAAGAACCGAATCCATTGATTAATGGATTAACAGCTTTAACTTGTTTAGTGTTCGCCATAGATCTAGCTAATGCTTTTGTATATCTACTAGCAAGTCTGTCATACAAGTTATCCTCAATCGCTTCTTCAGTTATAGAGAAGGCAAGAGCCACAGTTTCGTGTGTATATCTCGCAGTGAAAGTTTCTTGAGCATTGTCAAAAGTTACTCCACTTCCTTCTGGTTTAACTTGAGCTTGAGCAAAACCTGATAACATAACTTCTTCTTCAAACGCTCTGTCTGAAGATTCAGTAGTGTATATTTCAGCATGCTGATTCTCATAACGTTTATATTCCAAGCCGAATAGAGCATTCAAACCTGGTTCTAGTTCTTTGACTAGTTGTCCTCTAGATATTGCCATAGTTTATTCTCCTTATACTCCAGCCGTTTGTTTTAAGAAGTGTTCATTGATACTAACAACAAAGTTTACGTGCGAAGCACCTAACTCATTATTACTAGGATCTTTTGAAACTCCTATTACTTTTAACTGACCACTTGTTGCGCTTGTAGTTGAATCATCTAATTCTACTTTTGAAACGTAGTTAGCTGAATCACCTGCAGCGTATAAGATGTCGTAATTCATGAACACATCAGTCTGCGCTGAAGCAGTTGTGTTGTCCGATTGAATTTCGAATCTTTCATAAGGGTCATCGCTTACGAAACCAACAATATCTGTAGCTGTGTTAGAGCCTTTTAAATTGTTAGCAAACGTAGGCTTACTTGTAGTAGCGTCAGTGAAAAACACTCCATTTAACGAACCAAGTAATACATCACCTGCTGCCGCTACTGCTATCGTTCCAGTGTTCGCCGCTTTAACGGGATCTTGAAAGTATATAGCTGTTGCAGATGCTGCTATACTATATTCACTTAAACCTTGTGCGTCTCTGTTCTGACCTACTTTTCCGATCGGTTTTAAACCGAAAGCGCTATCTTTATTAGCCATAGTAGTTGTCCTCCTTAGACATTAGTTTAAGTGTACTCTGTTGGTTTAGAAATTCTGTAATTAGGATTTCTTAGTACCACCAAAAGTTACACGAGTTTGTCTATCAATATTGATAGGCATACTTGGGTGCTGCTCCTTCATAAGATCGTTATCGACTGCTTCAACATTGTCCTGACCTTGTTTAACATAGTATTCAGAACGCTGCTTGGCGATCTCTTCCGGTACCCTTGCAAGCAAAAGGCCACCAACTCCGATCACTCCCTTGTATTTGCCGTCTTCAACAATTGGATAATCTGAATCTGGATACTCATCAGATCTAACTAATTCATATCCTGATCTTATTCTTCCAGCGATATTTTTAGTATCTTGGAAGCCTAAACTTTCAGCTCTTATCCATCTGTGCTGAAATCCTGTCGGCGCAGGGGGTGCATCTAAAGATGACGGTGGAGCCCAAACTTTTTTTCGAGATTCTTTTTCTCTAGTCTGACTCGCACGAGAAGTTCTCTTTTCATTTTCATTACTCATATGCTTATACCTCCTTCGTGATTTTTAGTTGTTTCGCATATTCTTCAAGTGGCACACCTAATTTTTTAGCTATTGCGACTTGAGACGGTGTGAGTCTCACTGTTTTGCGACCAGTATTTGTACTTCGCTTCGCACTAGCTACTGTTTGTACGGGTTTGGTCGTAGTTTCCCTAGTTTCTGATTTATTTGTATCAAATTTGTGAGGGAATTCAAGTCTAATTCTTTTATCAATCTCTTGATAATATTCATCAGACTGTGGGTCAAAACCTTCTTGCTCAGTCAAAGTTTTGTGTAAATCAAATGCTGTATAAGTCATAGCATTATCACTGCCAAACCACGTATTTTTAGCTGCCCATGCTTCCGCTTTTGGGTCTGGAGCTTGTTGTGATTTAGTTTTTTGATCTAATTTAAGTTCAGGTTCTTTCTCTTTATTTTTGTTAAACTCTTCTTGAGCCACTTTAGTCTCTTCGAGTTTTGCTTTTTTATAACCCAATTCAGAGATTGCAGTTAAAGCTTCTGCCTCAGCTTTCAAATCTTGTGCCTCTCTAGCTGCTGCAAGTTTAGCTTGTGCTGCCTGAATTCCTGATACAATACTGTCTTCTGTAGACTGCAAGTATCCAGGTTCAAGTTTTGATATTTTTGCTTCTGCCGCTTCTTTTAATTTAATTTGTGCTTTAGCAAATTGAGTTGCTTCATCTTTTTGTCTCTCCGCTTCTCTCCATTTGTGGGTAAGCTTAGCGATTCTTCTTTGTACAGAATCACTATATTGTTCTAATTCTTTTTCTTTCTCTTCTTTTGATTCTTCTTTCTTATCTGTTTTTTCAACAGCTTCTTCAGCTTTAGTTTCTACTTCTGGTGTTTCTACTTCTGGTGTTTCCGTTTCATTAGATTCAGTTTCTAATTCAACTTCAGCACCTGGACCAGATGTATCAATGTCAACTGTTTTATTTTCTTCTACGTCAGGCATAGTTTTCTCCTATGATTAATATTGATGAAGTATATCTTCAGGGTTTTCGATGGTTGCTAAAACTTCATCGTCATTTAGCAATCTTACTTCCCCACCATCGATCTGGATTCTTGATCCAGCGTATCTTGCAAAAATTATCCAATCACCTTTTTTACACCAAGGCCCTTCTGGAAATTTTTCTTTATCATAACAATGTGGACCCATGGCAAGAACTAGACCACAAGTAGAACCTACTTGTTGTCTCTCAAGTGTATCTTGTCCAAGATATAATCCACCTTTAGTTTTTTCTGGCATTTTAAATGGTAGTACAACCATTCTCCATCCAGTTGGTTTAGGTAATTTATTTGATTCTTTTGTTTTTAAACGTTCGTAACCATCAACTTCTTTTTGATGATCATCTTTATATTTATTTAAAAGTGCTGGTTTAGTCTTCTCGTTTGAAGTGGAAGATATTTGTGTTGACTCCGACTGTTTCATCTTTTTTTTGCTCCTTTGGGTTTAGCAGGTTAGAGATTTCCTGTGATATCCTTAAATAGGCATGTGCCTGTCCCATCATATACTTGTATTTTTCCATATTGTCAACACCTCCGGCAATCATGGAATCTCCGATATTTTGATAAGACTCTTTTAAAAATTTTTGTATTTTAGATATTATAATTGTTTCTTCAGGTAACATGTGGTTTTTTTCCTTTATTTATTCCTTCTTTGATTATGTAGTCTTGAGTGCCATTCGCACCTATCTCTACTTCCTTTCTAAGATTCTTGAAAAGAATTTTTTGTTTATTTTCTTTTTCTTTTGCTTTCGAAAAAGCTTCTAATTTTTTCGTATCCCGCATAATATACAGTATCTAATTTATTGTAAAGAAAGTCAATACCAGCAAAAAACCTGTAAATAAATCTATCTAGCATTCCTTATGGCCTCTTTTCCTTTTTTAAATATAGCAGCAACTTTTGATTTGCCCATAACTTTGGCACGTTGTTCTCCAACCGTTAGAATTTGAATTTTTCTAGCAAACGGTTTGGATATTTTTTTAACTTTTGCAACAGTCTTTCTTGCATCTGCAGGTGTTGCAAATTTTATACCAACCGTATCTTTAGGATTCTCATCTGTGTAGAGTCTTCTACCAGAACCTTTAGGCTTTTTTCCCGT